CTTTTAGTTCAGCCACCTTCAACCCAGATGTCGCCAACTTCTCAGCAGGCGTGAGTTCAACAGGGGCAGGTGGTTCGGGGGCAGGCTCGGGGGTGTTGCCAGCCTCTACCCACTCCAGATATTCGCGGTAGTCGCGGTTGCCGAGGTCATTGGGAATAAACGCGCCATCTGAGAGGCGGATGATGCTGGTGCTGGTGGTTAGTTGATACATGAGGATTACAGTTCGGCGGAGGCGGTCGTTAATCCTAGAATTATTGTAGTTTGACCACCAGTTGACGTATTTCCGGTTGCGTTAAACCCATTCGCAGTCGCCCCCATAAATGGGCCATTGGTAATGTTTAATGATGTCGAGTAACTGCTTAATACGGTAGGGACTGCCCTCATAGAGGTGCAGAATGAAGATGTAAGGCTAAAAGTAGAGCCGCTAACAGTAAAGTATCCCTCGGCCCTAAACGTAGTGCTTGCGTACGATTGAAAATACCTCTGACACAACGCCAGCTCAGTCCCAATCGGCCGCCGCTCAAATGGTGTGGCAACACTGCCGGGTTCTAGTTGGACATCAGTAACGTAAAGAAAGTCTCCGGCTGTAGTGTCAGTTACATCAGACCAGATAAACACAATAATGTTGGTTGTACTTGCCGTGTCAATGCTTGCCGTTAATGAGTAAGTGGCGTAGCTAGTGGTGACGTTTAAGTTTGCAGGAGTGTTTTCGTATGTAGCATTGGCAATTAGCGTTGGGTTGGTGCCTTCTGCGCCCCATGCGCTGATGATGTCACTTGTAACTGTATCGGCCGTGCCAGACCATGCAACAACAGCAGCTTTTACATTGTCCAGTTTGGTAGTGGCGCTTACTTTAGCCTTGAAGCTAAGAGTTACGGTGCCGCCTGTTAGCCCAACGCAATTATCACTTTCAATAATTTGCGCAATGCCAAACTTCTTGTTAGTTGTTTCAACATCAAGGGCAATAGCATATTTCTGATTAGCTGGTACAACTGACGTTTCTCGTGTTACATCAATTGCATCGTTGCCATCGCTAAGGATGTACCAACGGTCTAGCGTGTAAGCATCATCGTTATTTGCGCCGCTTGCAAAGGTAGTAGCGCGTTGCGCAGTAGCAAAGTCACCGTTGATAATGATGTTGCGGAAGCCAGCCAGCGGGCCGCCGTTGAGGTTGGCAACCTGCACCTCATCCAAGCCGGCGTCGATCTTGAACAGGTTCGGCTTAGTGTCGCCCTCAACCCTGAAATCAACATCAGCGCCGCCATCGTTAAATACCACCTCGGTGGTGCCAAACTCAACGCGCTCGACGCCAGCAGTGACGACGCCTACCTGATCAGTGCCGGGGCTGTAGAACCCGGTATCAGTGCCGCTGCCCTTGAAATAAATTGATGGCGCCGCAGCGGTGCCGTTTTCAATTGCAAGCGTTGTCCACTCACCATCAAGCTGGTACAGCGTGATCCAGTCGCTGTTGATACTGTTGCGGATTTTAAGTACCCCTGCCGTCGTATCCGCCCACGTCATGTAGGCAACGGTTTCAGGCGGTGCACCGGCGCTGCTGTTTTGCGAGAACAGCGCCAACAGGGCATCGTTTACGTCAGCGCGGACTGCTGAACCACTGCCGTTTGGAATTATGTCTGTACCTGTCCAGTCGTATGTGGCCATGGATTACGAGCCTTTGCCATATCCTACAGCCGACCACGCGAAAAGGCGATCCACTGCGGTGCCACCGCTGTTGCGGAAGGTCACGTCAAACCCGCTGCTGCTGACGTTGGTCACGTTGAAATAGTCACCAGATTGCAGGTTTTGAGCTGTAATACCAATAGATGGCAAAATGCTGTTAACACCGCCAAGCACTGCCGAACCCGTCCAGAAGGGGCTGCCAAAAGTGATGCTCTTGGTAGCAGCTCCGCTTTGCTCTGCCAGCACTGAGCTTTCAATACGTCGCTGAAACGATGCCTTGTAGCCCAGCTCGTAGCAGGCAAAAGCCTGGGACAATGTGAAAGCGGCGGCATCCAGCTTGAACTCAAATGCCCGTGCCGTAAATGTGCCGTTGCCAAATTCTTGGTAGTCGCTCCATGTCGGTGAGGCAGTGGGGTTGTCGTCGGTGGTGCGTACGCAGACCTTAGAGTTCACCTGATCCGCTACAGCGCCTTCAAAATCCACCCATGTATCAATGAGGTCGAGGCGTTCATCAATCAGGTCAGATGGGTAAAACCCACCGGCAATAAGATGACGCCGTAGATCCAGTGAATACTTAGCGCCAAGGTCCAGCACTTCGGTGAACACATAGCTACCAGTGGCGGCAATATCGCCGTAGTAGTCAAGATCTAGCAACAGGTCTAGATCGGTAATAGTGTCAAATAATGCTGAGCCACCCAGCGTAATGGCGTCGTACTCCGTGCTGTAAAACAGGTTTGTGAACTCACCTTGGAATGGAGGGTCTGTTGTGTCCTCACGTTTGCTTTGTACTAAGAACGCACTAAGGGGATCAGGTAGATCAACAACGACGCTGGCTTCGCCAAGGCTTTGCTTGCCGCTGCTATCTTCAAACTTGACGATGTACTCGCCCTCGACCATCGGCACAATCGCCTCAGTGCTGTACCCAGGTACTGCAGGAATTAGATCCTGCGAGTTGGTCCAAGAGCCGGTGCCGTCTGCGATGCTGGTATGACGGATGTGAACGCGACCGCCTACTTTTACATCGAGGTCAGTTGTCGCGTCCCAGCGCAAGCGTGCGGAGTTAGCGCTGATCTGCTCAAGCGTTAGGTTTTGTACATTGGCAGGCTCAATTAGTTTGCCCCGTGCTGATACATCAAAGCGGGTTGATTCCGCCGATGGACGCAACCCAGCATTAACACCATAAATCAATACTTCATAATCACCAGGCGTCGTGTCGTATATGACATACTCTTGTGTGGTGACGTAGTTTTGCGCCCAGTTACCATTTACTCTGCGCCATTTTACAATATATTGCACTGCATTAGTGCGGCCATCATCGTCTATGGATGCCAGCCAGCTAATTATTAGTTTGGACAGTACCTGCCCAGACTCTTCATACAGCACCTCTACAAATGTCGGTGCTCGCGGCGCAGTTGCTGGTTTGTTTAGGTCGGTGATGTCACGCTGCTCTAGCGCTGTACCACGCTCGATGTAGTCGTATTTACTAGCGTTATAGGCAATAGCGCTGATGGCATAGTTGCTGCCGTCTTGCTCCGCGACGCTGAGCACTCGCCATGTTGAGGTTTGAATGTTGCTGGTTTGATAGACCCAAACGGTATTAACGTTAGGCGTTACGGAGAACGCTGCGCTGACGGTAATGACATTGCCAACAATGGTTGAGATAGAGCGAGTTTCAACGCTGCCATCTGGCATGATTACAGATAGATCAGCGCCCGCAGCGGTGAGGCCGGTGGCATCATCTGCCGTGATAGCTGTTGTAGTTGCAGTGGAAATGCGGCCACCGCGACGGGCGCCATTGTCATAACCGCCAACATTGCTTGCGTTCGTTCCTCTGACTGGATCAGCCACTTCAATGATCTGACCAGGGCGCACCAGCACGCCGGCATCAATCGAGGCGGTGAAGCTGATAATCTCGCCTTCGTAGCGGTTTGAGTAGAGAAGCCATTCACCGATGCGATACGCTTGCCCTCGACTGGTGCAGGCAAAGGCGCTGATTTCAGTTTTTACAACGCCGTATTTGGCAATGCCTTCTGCGTCTTCGACTGCTTCGTATGCAATATCACGACTGTTAAGATCTAGGTAACTAACGACACAAACCGTGGGTCGCGTTTTGCGGCTAGCGCCTTGGTAACTGAAACCCTCTTGGGTAACATTTGCCAGCGTAAACAAGTAAGCGGTATCAGCAGGTTTATCTTGGCTGATGGTTAATGCGCCGGTGCTCCAATACGGCATTACCCGCATAACGGAACACATGTCGTTGATAAGTTTGTACGCCTCTTCTGCTGTTTGGATGTTGACGTTACAGCTAAAGCGCGGCTCTTGTCCGTTAAAACCATCATCCACCAACGCTGATGCGTATTTGCTAGCGGCGAAAAATGCAAACTTGTCTAGCTTGCTGGCATTGCCATTGAAGCTAACCTTTTCTGCATCGGTAAGGATATGGTCACCAAAACCGTAACGAGTCGATGTGAGCAAGTCCCACAAGATCCACGCGGGATCGCTGCACCACTGCGCTGATGCAAATGTGCCATTCCATATAAAATCAACGGGATAGATAATCCGTCCGTTGGTCTGATCGACGGTGACGCCATTGGGGATACGCACCTTGATGCCACGAATCAAGTAAGACCTTGCTGGGATGCTGCTAAACTGCTCAGCATCAATGCGCGTCCACACCAAGGCGCTGTTGGGGTAGCGCAACTTGGCGTAAATAATTTCGGTGTAGCTACTCCAAGCAAAAGCGTTGACGACTTTTGGATCTGTGCTGTCTGGTCTGTCCCGTTCTACTTTTATAATAAGTGGATAAACAGGCTCAAGATTGACTAGGTAGTCGCGTTGGTATGCGTCGTTGGTACGGCCGTCGATGGTGTCGCTTATAGCTAGTGTGTCGCCGCCGCCGTTGTAATTAACGTAAATACGCAGGCCGACTTGAGATCCCAGTATGTCGCCTTCATTGGTAAAGGTCTGTAGTTGCGGAATCGTAATAGTGATGCGTACAGCATTAACGTTTGAATCGGTAATAGATTGCACCACGGGCGAGCCGTACTGCACTGTAAGGCCCACGGCTTTTTCCTCTTCAATGTCAAACGTGCCGGGAATAAATGGTTGATCCTGAGTGCCGTTGCGCGTTGCAATGGTGACGTTCTGGAAATTGTATGTGCCGTTTGCATTTTGCAGTGGTGTGTTATCAATAAAGATAGATTGAGCGCCATTCTTTAACCCTTGAATTTCGCCTTCGCTGAGCAGGTCAAGAACCTGCGCATATTGCTTGGAATTAAGGCTGTCGTTTGCCGTGACAGGAGTGCGAGCCTTGCCCCCGCCTTTACCGCCACCACCGCCTGCTCCGTAAATGCGTGTCATTAGTTGTACACCTGCACGGTGTCAATACCAGCAGAGATGACGACGCTGCCGACTATTGTTTCGCCATAGACAATAGGCACTGGTACGCCTTGCCTGCTGACGTTTTGGCTGCCGCTGAAGCTGTAGCTCTTGCGCGGGTCATCTTGACTGTCTGATCCTTGCGGCACTTGCGGCGTGGGCGTGAGTAGTTGGGCGACGCCGCTGATGGCAAGACCAGCGCCAATGTATAAGCCAGCTTGCGTTGCAAAACCAATGGCCTGAGCCGCGAACCCACTTAGCGTTCCTGCAAGATAGGCTCCAGCCGCTAGTGTTGCTACGCCAAATGACAGCGCAATCAACGCAATCCCAGCAATAATGCGCCCCGTTGAACCAGCGCCCGTCATCACGGGCACGATCTTTATCTCCTGCTGCCCTGCCGGATCGTGCAGCTCCTCTGCTACCAAGTCGTAGGTGCCGACACTTACGCGGTAGTGCTGGTCGGCCATGTGGCGTTCCAGCTCGGGCCAGTTAGCCAGCAGGAAGCGCACGGCCTCAGCGGCAGTAGCTACGTCAGCTTCAAGCACACGATGGCCGACGAACTTAGCGAGGGCGCCATACAGCTTGATTTTACGCAGCATCGTTTTGCCTCATCGTTCTTTCATTGTAGGAAACTTAGGATGACGCAACCATCGGCCTGTGCATTTTTGCAGCCAACCGCCGCCTCCGTAAAGATCGCGGCTGCTAAGGCGTCCACGAATGTGATGCAGCACCATAGCGTCGCCAATGTAGACACCGCAATGGTTTAAGCCAGGTCCGCTGATGTTCATCAGCAGAAAGTCGCCTTTCTGTATCGCTTCATCTTGATTTAACTCCCGGAATCCTGCATCACGCCAGCAGTCATCAAACATGGGTGAGGCTTCAAATTGCTCTGGCGTCAATGGACGATCCCAGTCGCGCAAATGCAGTCCATGCTCGGTGTACCAGTCGCGGGCTAGTGTCCAGCAATCGCTGATGCCCCATGCCCACTGCCTGCCGATTAGCGGTGCCTTAAACCCGGATGGCTTGCATTCACCCCATGTTTCGAGCTTAGGGTTGACGATATACCAAGGCAGTCCACTGGCTTCGCAGCCCATCAAATCTGGCTGGCTGGGCGCTGGTGATGTCATCGGGTGCGAATGCACCACTGCGACTACCTCGCCTTTGTCTTCTGCGTCGGCGTAGTCGTCAGGTGCAAGAATAAATTGATCGTTGCCGCTGCTGAGGTTGCGGCATGGTACATAATGCTCGCGGCCTTTGATGACTATTAGCAAGCCACACGCCTCACGCGGGTCTTCGGCTTTGGCATGGGTTAATGCTGCATCGCGCCAGGTCATCCGTAGAACGCTCCAATGCCGGGGTAGCTTCCAAATGGCAGCTCAGCGACGTTACCAAAATGCGCCTTGCAATCGGTTAAGGTCTTAAGGCATGTAGGCAAACCACCGCTGTAACTGCACTCGGTGGACTTGTATACCCACTGACAAATGTTGGCAATACACTGTCGCTTTGGTGCGCGGACACCAATAAGATCGAATGCCGATGCCATTTCAAACTCTACAATATCGCGGCTTTCAATTACCTTGCGATCAATGTAGTAAATCTCGGAGGGAAATTGAGCCGTAGGGTCGGGACTGTAGGGACTTACGCCGCCGGGAAAATTTACAGCGTCGATATAGCGCGCCAAGGTGCGGATGCGCGTAAACTTAGCGCCTTCTAAACCATCAGGCAACGTCAACAGCAACGCGGTGATAGTGCTAAGGATGTTGCTAACGCGAACCTTTGGACGTGGTAATTGACCATTGCCGCTGTACTCAAAACCATCGGCTTCAATGGGAAATGCTAAGTACGCTTGGCCGTCCCATACGATGTCGCCGCTATCATCAGCATTGACGCCAGCGTGGAAGTAGTAGGTTTCGTTTGCGCCATGCTGCGCTGCATTTAGCTCAAGCTGAAACAGCTCGATAATTGCACCGGGAGCAATTTCCTGTAGCGCACTAACAGGTACGCTCATGGTTCAAACACTTCTCGAAAAGTCGCCTGAATTTGGTTGTTGTTGCAGTTGCTCAACGTCACCTGCCATTCCTCGCAAACGTATTTGCCAGCAATGTTGCGAGGTGATGTCCAGTCAAATGATTCAACGCCGCCACGCGCATCAAAAAATGCCGTAATTTGATCGCGTTCTGAATCAGTACGATTAGAAAATTGAAGAGTCCATTCCTTGGGATCGGTGTTTAGTCCAAAGGTAATCCGCTGTTCGTAGCCGTCTCCAAACTGCGTCTTGCGTACCCGAGGCTTGCTGCTCTCGGTAGCTTCAAAGCTGGGTGTGTAGGTAAAAGTTGCCATGGGTTATGCCATCAGTAGGCCGCCAGGCCGTTTTTGTTTAATCAATTCTGCTTGCACTGCTTGCGCAATGACACGACCGAGTTGCTCGCCTTGACCGCTGTTGCCTTGCACGCTGGTGCCTTTAGCGTCTACGCTGACATTAACAGTAGTGTTGCCACCACTGCCGCCTTGCATTGCAACAGGGATACGCCGGCCATCAGGAAGGGGTACATAAGCCTCGGGCTGGCTGCCTTCGCCAAACATTGCCAGTTGTGGGCTGTTGGCAATGCCGCCTGATGCGTATTTCTTCAGCGGCATCGGTCCGTCGCCAGTCATGATGCCGCCGTTGGCAAAGCCGGTCAGGCCGGGGAAGAGGGCGCCAACCGCCTTAAAAATGGCAAACTTGATCAGCATCGCGCTGAGATCTTTC